CGAACGCTCGCGTCAAGCGCTGCTGAAGAAGCTCGAGCGCGAAGCCGAGACCGCGGGCCGTTCGCGCGCCGAGATTCTCGCGTTGAAGGCCGCGTACCTCGGCTTGAGCCAAGAGGCCTCCAAGTACATCGACAAGATCGCCGAGGGCGAGCGCCGCACGGCGACGACTGTCGGCGGCGATGCGGTGACGCAGGCCGCTGCGCGCGAGGTCTCCGCCAACGCGAAGCGCTCCGAGTCGCAGCTCGAGCTCGTGCGCAGCATCAATGCTGTCGCCACCGCGTACCAGCAGCAGCAGCGCGAGCTGGTGCAGAACCTGAAGTCCGGCCAGATCACGCCGGAGGCCTTCAAGGCGCAGATCGCCGCGGCCGCCGAGAACGCGCAGGCCGCGGTGCAGGACATCCGCGCCAAGGCCGCGCAGCAGCAGGCCGCTCGCGAACTCGCTGCGCAAGAAGCCGCGCTCGCCGAGCAGCGCCGCGCCGCCGCGCAGCGCGTGATCGATGCCCAGAACGGGCTGAGCGCGACCTATCGGAGCCAGTTGGCGGCGCTGCGCGAACTCCGCGACGCCGGCGCGCTGTCGCCGCAGCAGTTCCGCGCCGCCGGCACCGAGCTGGTCGCCAAGCAGCCCGGCGTGCAGGAGCGCAAGCGCGCGGCCGACGAAGTCGCTGCGGCCGAGAAGCTGATCAAGGACGAGGCCGACGCATCCGCCAAGGCGCAAGTGCTGGCCGCGCAGCGGGTCATCGACGCGCAGAACGGCCTCACCGCAACGTACCGCCAGCAGCTGCTCGCCCTGCGCGAGCTGCGCGATGCGGGCCGCCTGACGCCGGCGCAGTTCCGCCAGGCTGGGACCGAGCTCGTCAGCAAGCAGCCGGCACTGCAGGACCGCGCGAAGGAGGAGGCGGCCGCGAAGGCGGCGGCTGACGCCGAAGTCGAGGCCGTGGCGCGCCGCAAGGCCGCACTGGCGGATCTCGAGGGCTCGCTCTCCGGCTTCACGCAGAACTACCGGCGCGCGCTGGCCACGCTGACCGAGTCGTTCAACCGCGGCGACATCAACTTCGAGCGCTTCCAGCAGCTGAAGGGCCAGCTCAACGAGCAGCAGAACCCACTGGTCGTGCAGTACCGCCAGCAGCAGGAAGCCGCCAAGCGTGCTGCCGAAGAGATCGCGGCCGCCGCCAAGCGCAAAGCCGATTCGGAGGCCGAGGCATCTGCACGCTTCGTCCAGTCGCTTCAGCAGCAGTCCGACGCGATCGGCAAGACGCGTGTGCAGCTACTGCTCGAGGAGGCGGCTCGCCGCGGCGTCACCGACCAGGTGCGCCCGTACATCGAGCGTATCGAGGCCGCCGAGAAGAGCCTGAACAAGTTCGGCCGCACGTCGGGCGTCGCGAAGTACCAGCTGCTCACGCTGCAGTACACGATCTCCGACGTCGCAGCCTCGCTGGCCAGCGGCATCTCGCCGTTCACCATCCTGCTGCAACAGGGTGGTCAGGTGGCCGACGTGTTCGCGAACAACGGCGGCTTCGCCGCGCTGTTCCGCACGATCGCCAGCGTCTTCACGGTCACGCGCGTCGCCGTCGCCGGCCTGACCGGCGCATTTGCCGGCCTGGCGTACGCCGCCTACCAGGGCGCGCAGCAGAGCAAGGCCTTCGCCGACAACGTCACGCTCACCGGCAACTTCGCCGGAGTGACAGAGGGCCAGTTCAACAAGCTCACCAAGACGGTCTCGGCGAGCGGCGAAGTGCTCGTGTCGGCCGCGCGCGAGTACGGCCTGGCGCTCATCGCCACCGGCCAGATCTCGAGCGCCAACTTCGGTATCGCGACCGAGGCCGCCGCGCGCTTCGGTGCCGCGACTGGCCAGAGCGCGAAGGAAGTCGCCCAGCAGTTCGCGGCGCTGGGCGAAGACGTCACCGCCGGTGCAACGAAGCTCAACCAGACGTACAACTTCCTGTCGGCCGCGCAGCTCGTGCAGGTGCGCAACCTGCAGGAACAGGGGCGCACGACCGAAGCGCTGTCGCTGGTCTATCAAGCGCTGAACGACCGGCTCAAGTCGATCGAGCCGAACCTGGGATTGCTGGATCGCGCTCTGCGCGCTGGCAAGGGCCTGTGGGCCGACTTCTGGGATGCCGCCTATGACGTCGGCCGCACCGAGACGATCGATCAGAAGCTGGAGAAGGCGCGCCAGGCGGCGCTGCGCATCCGCGAAGTCGGCACCGAGCGCGCCTCACAGACGCAGCTGGATCCGGAGCGCCGCGCGCGTCTATCCACCAACCAGTCGGCCAACATCGAGAACGCCGACGAGCAGGTGCGCCTGCTGGCTCGCTCCAAGGCCGCGCAGGAGGCCGCGGCCGCCGCCGCCGCGGAAGCCGCCGCCGACCAGAAGCGCGCCGTCAGCGCCGACGCGTTCGTGCAGCAGTACCTCAAGCGCGCCAAGTCGGTCGAGTCGCTCAACAAGGCCCTGGACGAAGCCAAGCGCAAGTTCCGCGATCTCGACAAGGTCGGGCTGACCGTTCCCGCCGATCAGCAGAAAGCCATCCTCGACCAGATCCGCGAGGAGTACACCGACAAGGGCAAGCTGCGCGACGCGCTCAAGCTCCAGAAGGCCGAGCGCGACGCCGCGCTGAAGTACATCACCGACGAGCTGAAGACCGAGCGCGACGCCTACAGCTTCCAGAACCAGTACCTGCAGGGCATCTACCAGCAGGGCCTGGTCTCGCTGAAGACCTACTTCGCCGGCCGCCGCGACGCGATCGAACGCGACACGCAGGCGCAGCTGAACGCGATCGACGCGCAGATCGGCGTGCAGGAGCGCTTCAAGCAGGCGGCGCAGGGCAAGGATCCGGCCGCCGTCGTCGAGGCCGACAAGAACATCGCCAGCCTGAACGAGCAGGCCAAGCAAATCGTGGCCGATCGGCAGCGCGCCGTGGTGCTGGCCAACGTCGAAGAGGCAGCCAGCTACAAGCAGCTCGGCGATCGCGTCGTCGAGTACAGGGCTCAGCTGCTGCAGCTGCAGGGCGACGAGTACGGTGCTGCCCAGCTGCGCGCCGCGCAAGCGATCGAGGCGGCGCGCATCCTCAGCCGCCAGTCGGCCGGCCTGCCGGGGGCGATCAGCGACGAAGACATCCGCCGGCAGGAGCAGGCGCTGGAAGTGGCCAACAAGCTGGCCGAGGTGCAGCGCCGCAACTCGCTGCAGAGCGCCGAGGCATCCCGCCTCGAGGAGTTCTTCACGCTGCGCGCCGTGCAGTCCGGCCAGGAGCTGCGCGACACCGAGACCGGCATCTACCTGCTGCGCCAGCGATCGCTCGAGCAGCTCGGCGAGCTGGCGAAGCGCGCGGCGGAGCTCGCCGCTGTGTCGACGGATCCGCGCGTGCAGCAGTTCGCCGCCGATCTGGCACTGCAGTACGCCAAGGCCGCGGAGAACGTGAACCCGACAATCAACAGGCTGCGCGAAGGCGCGAATTCGCTGGGCGACGCACTGGGCGATGCGTTCGGCCGCGCCGTGAAGGAAGCGACGACCCTCAAGGATCTCACCAAGCAGGTGATCGACCAGGTCAAGAGCTCGGTCGTCGACTTCCTGATCACCGATCCGCTTAAGCAGTCGTTCAAGGGCCTGCTGCGGCAGGGCGTCAACGGAGGCCTGCTGCAGCCGTTCGGCGGCACGTCGAGTGACCCGACGTCGCGCAACTTCGAGAACAGCTTCGATCTCGCGTCGACGGCCGCCGAGACGCTGAAGCAGTCGACCATCTCGAGCCAGGCCGCGACCGTGCTGCAAACGAATGCGCTGAACGTCAACGTCGGCGCGCTCACCGCAATGACGACTGCCGCCAACGCCGCCGCTGGCGCGCTATCTGCCGTGGCTGGTGGCGGCGGAGCGAGCTCGATTGCCGGACTCTTCGACATCACGGGTGGCGGCGGATTCGGCACTGGCGCCAACTTTGGCAATCAGGACTACGGCCTGTTCCTGGCGGACGGCACGAATTACGTGCCCTATGACGGCATGAAGGCGACGCTGCACAAGGGCGAGGCCGTGGTGCCGTCGAAATACAACCCGGCCGCTGGTGGGCAAGCTACGGGCGGGCCGACGGTGATCATCAACGCGCCGCCTGGCACGTCGGTCGAGCGGCAGGAATCGCGCAACGGCGGCCGCGAGCTCGAGGTGTGGCTCGCCGCGGCGAAGCAAGCCGTGGCGGGCGACATTGCCCGCGGCGGGCCGATCCACGACACGATGCGCCAGCGCTTCGGGCTGGGGCTGAATCTGGCGAGGCGCGGATGAGCGTTCCCAACATCAAGGTGCCGCCGGGAACGCCACGCTTTCAGCTCGACGGTCACGGCTTCGAGCCGGTTCCGATCTACGGCCGCGTGCAGTTCGCCGTCGGTCACAGCCGCTCGCGTCGTGTCGCTTCGTTCCAGAATCGCACGTTCAACGTCTCGTGGTTCCTGAGCGCCGAGAAGCTGGCCGCGATCGACAACTGGTATCGCTACGTGCTCAAGGCCGGCGAGCGCCAGTTCGCTGCTGAAGTGCTGTACGTCGACGGCTACTCGGTCTGGTACACGGCGCGCTGGATCTCGTACGAGATCACGATGAAGACCAAGAACCGCGGCCGCCTCGTCGGCAAGCTCTTCCTGAGCGGCGAGCCCGAGTTCAACGAGCCCAGCGGCGTCGACCTGACGCTGTCGGTCAGCGCAGCTCTGCGTGACGTGCGCTCCGTCGTCGCGCTTCCGACTGATCTCTCGCTCACCGTCAGCGCAGATCTGCTCGAGGACTACGCCTGATGGCCATCAACTACCCGACGTCCCTGCCGGCGCCGCAGGTCAGCGTCGTCAGCACAGCCGAGGGACGCCAGCTGTCGAACGATCAGCGCCCTCTCTTCGCGCGTGCGCTGAGCACCGACTTCATCGAGTACGAGCGCATCGAGTTCCCGGCGCTCACGCGTAGCCAAGCCGACCTGTTGAATCAGTTCTGGGAGACCGACCTGGTCTACGGAGGCGCGTGGTTCAACGCCACATGGCCGCTGCCGCGCGGCCTGGTCGAAGCGGTGCGCAAGTTCATCACCCCGTTGCAGTGGACGTATCGGGGCC